TGCGAAATATTCGACTTCAAGTGCGCCGCCAGCCGCACCTGCGATGCCTGGATTGTTGAGGATGAAGACGAGGAAGTGGACACCGAGCTGGAAGAATGAACCCTCCCATCGTCATCAGCACCGTCCACGGTAAGGGTTTACCCGTACTGTTGGAGAGCATCAGGCAGTATGCGCCTGATGTCCAGATTTATTTGAAGGGGCCAGATCGAGTGATTAGGGGCTACGGCTGCGCCTTGTTGTTTGGCGAGGCCACCAACTTTGGTGATGATTACAACGCAGTGATCAGGCAAGCATTGCGTGACGGGCATGGGTCAGTGGTGATTGCGAATGACGATATTGTGCTGACGCCCAGCAGCTACCGAATGCTGCTGGATGATGCGTCTATCTGCAAGGAGTTGAACCAGAACCCCGGCCTGGTGGGGGCCAGGTCCGATGCAGTCAGGCCATTGCAGAATATTCGGTGGAACAACGGGGAGGAGCTGAACAATATGCAGTTCAGCCATGAGTCATTTGTCAGGCCGATATCGGTGGTGAGTCCGATATTCGCCTGGATGAGTGCAGAGGCATTTGAGGATTGTCAGTTCCCGCCAATCAATTACTTCAGCGATGATGTCATCTGCGCTGACCTGGTGAAGAAGGGCTACAAGCACTTTCTAAGTGCCAGCTACGTTCACCACATTGGCAGCAGCACCATAGGACGAGATGCATATCAGTTGACGCTGGCGGCTAAACCTTGGATTGAGCAACATCGTCCAACCTACGCGAAAGAATGGTTTTGAAATGGAAAATCTAAACACCGACACCCAGGCCATTGAGGTCATGGACTTGGATGAGTTGCAGGGCATTATCAGCATGGAGTTGACCGATGCCGTTAGCTACATTGACACCGACCTGAGTCCCATCCGAGCCAAGGGCACCGAGTATTACAGGGGCGACCTGTTCGGCAGCGAGGAAGATGGGCGCAGCCAAGTGGTGGCGATGGAGGTGCGAGACACCGTTAGCGCCATGATGCCCAGCCTGATGCGAATATTCTTCAGCACCGAGAACACGGTTGAGTTTGTGCCTACGGGTCCAGAGGATGTTTCCAACGCACAGCAGGCCACCGACTACTGCAACTTTATCTTCAACTCTGACAACAACGGTTTCCTGACCACTTACGCCACCTTTAAAGACAGCCTGGTGCGGAAGTGCGGGATTATGAAGTGCTGGTGGGAGGAGGACGAGACTGTCCGCATTGAAGAGTACTCGGGCCTGGATGACCAGACGCTGCAGATTCTGATGCAAGAGCAGACTGATGTGATGGTCATGAACACCTACCCAGACCAGATGATGGGTCAGTTGCACGATGTGCAGATCAAGCGCAAGATCAAGGGTGGGCGGGTGCGGATTATGTCTGTGCCGCCCGAGGAGTTACTGCTGGACCGTAGGGCCAGGTCATTTGATGATTCAGCCATCATTGCCCACCGCCAGATGGCAACTGTGGCGCAACTGATTGAGTTGGGGTATGAAGAGGACGAGGTGCGCGAGAACATCACCAGCAACGACCTGGACACCAACGAGGAGTTCCTGGCGCGACAGCCAATGAGTTCCTTTGGTGTGTCTGTGGAGTCTGCCAACCCGATGATGGAGCGAGTGCTGTACGTTGAGGCATACCTGCGAGTGGACTACGACAAGGACGGGATTCCCGAGCTTCGGAAGGTCTGCTGCATTGGCAGCGGCTACAAGATTGTGCGGAACCTGCCATCGTCCTACATACCATTTGTTGACTTCCCTTGTGACCCCGAGCCTCACACCTCACCCTTGGAGGCCATGTCCATCTTTGACATTACCCACGACCTGCAAGAGATCAAATCAGAAATTCTAAGAAACACGCTGGACAGCCTGGCGCAGAGCATCCACCCAAGGACTGCAATCGTTGAGGGCCAAGTCAACATTGACGATGTGCTGAACAACGAGACAGGCGCCATCATCAGGATGAGGGCACCCGGCATGGTGCAGCCGTTCTCCACACCATTTGTGGGCCAAGCCGCATTCCCGATGCTGGACTACATTGACCAGATTCGTGAGGACCGCACTGGCATGAGCAAGGCGGCAATGGGCTTGAATGCTGATGCCTTGCAGTCCAGCACCAAAGCAGCGGTGGCAGCAACTATCTCAGCCAGCCAGGGCCGCATTGAGTTGATCAGCAGGCTCATGGCAGAGGGCATGAAGAAGCTGTTCAAGAGCATCCTGTTCTTGGTGACCACCCACCAGGACAAGGCTCGCATGGTGCGGTTGCGGAATGAGTTTGTGCAGATTGACCCCCGAGCCTGGGACGCTGCGATGGACTGCTCCATCAACATTGGCATGGGCAACGGCGACACCAACGAGCGTGTAGCGGCACTGATGCAGATTAGCGCCAAGCAGCAAGAAGTGCTGACCCAGTTGGGTGTGGTGAATCCACTGGTAACGCCAGCACAGTACAGCAGCACTTTGCGGAAGATTGTGGAACTGAACGGTTTCCGCGACCCCAGCCAGTTCTTCAACCAGATACCCGCCGACTACCAGCCGCCACAGCCACCTGCACCCAAGCCAACCCCCGAGGAAGTGCTGGCGCAAGTGCAGGCACAGAGCATCCAGGCCGACATCCAGAAGAAGGCAGCAGAGCTTGAACTAAGCCGCCAGAAGATGATGATGGACGATGACTTCGCACGGGACAAGATGTACCAGGAGATGGCTCTCAAGAAGTACGAACTGGAGTTGAAGTACAACACGCAGATCAACACGGCAGAAATCACGGCTCAACAGAACATTGACCGTGAGCTGCTCAAACAACAAATGCAACAACAAGGAACCTTTCAATGACCGAGGAAGACGTTATCCGCAAGGGCACAAAGTCAGAGCTACTGCTCCAAGACGAGGTTTTTACCAATGCCCTGCAGCAACTACAAGATATGCAGATATTCAAGTGGAAGACAAGCCTTCCCGATGAGACTGCAAAGCGTGAGCAGGCGTGGCTGATGATTCAAGTCATTGACAACCTGCGAACTGAGTTGAAGAAGATGGTGGATAACGGCTGGATTGAGCGCAAGAAACTTGAGCGGTCAGGAAAATTGAAAGGAATCTGAAATGGATAATTTAAATGTTGCCAATGCGGCAAGTGCTATCAGCGCGATGTTGCCATCGGAAGATGGGGACCAGCAGGACGTTGAGATGCAGGATGAGTTGACGGAAGTTGACTCAGCGGCTCCAGAGGAGGAATTGCAAGACTCCGATGGGGAACAGTCTGATGAAGTTGAGGCCGAGGAGGAGGAGGACAAGCCACCCGTATTCACCGTCAAAGTTGACGGCAAGAATGTTGCGGTCACGCTTGAAGAACTCCAAAAGGGCTACAGCCGAGAAGCAGACTACACCCGCAAGACTCAGCAAGTGTCCGAGGAACGAAGAGCGTTCCAGGCAGAGGCTGAACTTGTGCGGACGGAGCGCCAACAGTATTCCCAGTTGCTGGGTTCACTCCAGGCGCAACTTCAGCAAAACGCTGCACCACAGGTCGATATGGATCGTCTTTACAGTGAAGACCCAATCGAATGGGTGCGGCAAAAGGAACTTGCAAGAGATGCCGAGAAAGTACACGCTGCCATCGTTTCTGAGAAGCAGCGACTCTCTCACATCCAGGCGCAAGAGCAATACCAGTCTATGCAGGCACACCTCGCAGAACAGCAAGATGCCATGCTCAAAGCCATTCCCGAGTGGGCTAACCCCGACAAGGCCAAGGCTGAAAAGACGTTGCTGATTGAGTGGGGGCAGAAGCTAGGCTTTTCCTCTGACGAGCTGAAGAATATTTTTGACCACAGGGCTGTCGTTGCGCTGCGTAAGGCTGCGCTGTACGACCAGATGATGACCAAGAGAGGCAACATCAGGCCAGCGGTTAACAATGGGCCTAAACCCGCCAAGCCAGGTGCAGCGGGGCGAATGGACAACACAACGGATTCAAGAAGGTCGCAACAAAGACTTGCTAAAACTGGTCGCGTAAACGATGCGGCTTCCGCAATTGAACATCTTTTGAGGTAATCAAAATGGCTATCGTAAGCAACACATTCACCACATACTCTGCCAAGGGTATCCGTGAAAATCTCGCAAATATCATCTACAACATCTCACCAGAGGAGACACCGTTCCAATCCAACATTGGAAAAGACAGCGTGCAAAACACTTTGTACGAGTGGCAAACGGACTCGCTACAGGCTGCGGCTACCAACGCGCAACTTGAAGGGGACGATATTGGCACGTATGACCCTGTTACCGCAACGGTGCGGATGCAGAACTATGTGCAGATCAGCCGCAAAACGGTTGTGCTGTCAGCCACTGAGGAAGTTGTCAACAAGGCTGGACGTAAGTCCGAGCTTGCCTTAACTACATGGGCTACTGTGCAGTAATGCACGGCGAAAACCAGGTGAATTGCTGGAAACCCCTTAGAGCCTCAACTACCAAAGTGTGACAATGTTGAGGATTGGGCAATCAGCAGCCAAGCCGAGAAATCGGAAGGTTCAACGACTAGGGAGAAATCCCGTAGGGCTAAGTAGCCCCAAGCGCCTGGCCCCTCTAAAAAGAGGGTGAAGATATAGTCTGATCTGTAGCGAAAGTTACAGTCTGCAATCATTCCCTTGGATTGCAGAGCAAGGAAACTAACGAGTCCTTGTCAACACAAATGACCAACTTGCTAAGAAGGGCGCTGAGTTGAAGCGTGATATGGAATTGGTGATGGTTCAAAGCCAGGTCGCAAGTGCAGGCAGCACCAGTGCTGCCCGGACTACCGGCTCTGTTTTGGCTTTCATCAAGACCAACACTGATGCTGGAACATCTGGAGTTGACCCGTCCTACACAACGCTGCCAAACAGCTTGCGTACCGATGGCACTGTTCGGACCTTCACTGAAACCATTCTCAAGAATGTGATTCAAAAGACCTGGACCTCTGGCGGTACACCGAAAATCCTGATGACAGGCCCGGTGAACAAGCAGCGCGTGAGCGGATTTGCAGGTATTGCTGCAACCCGCTACAACATCGAAGGTGGCGCTAAACCCGCTACCATCGTTGGCGCAGCTGACATCTACGTTAATACATGGCGTCACTAAGCAGTAATGCTTAGTTGTAACTGGGTGAATTCGGTGAACCTCCTAACTGTGAAGCCAAGCAAAGGACAATACCGAGCCAAGCCGAGAAATCGGAAGGTGTAACGACTAGAGGCGGGAGCCTCGTAGGACCAAGCGGTCCGAAGTACCCAGCCCCTCAAACGAGGGTGAAGAGATAGTCTGATCTACCAGGTAACTGGTAGCCCCGAAAGGGGGACGAGAAAATAGCGAATCTCGTTTAACATTGATGCAGTGATTTTGGCAATGTGACGGTGGTGGCGAACAGGTTCCAGCGTGAGCGCGATGCGCTGGTGCTGGACCCTGAGTACGCATCAGTTGCGTACCTGCGTCCTTTCCAGCAGATCGAGCTGGCGAAGACGGGTGACGCTGAAAAGCGTCTGTTGATTGTTGAGTATGGCCTCAAGATCACGAGTGAGAATGCTCACGGTCTTGCTGCTGATTTGATAACGTCCTAACAGGAGGGGTGGGCCAGGGCAACCTGGTCCACCTTCAAAAGATGGAAACACGACTCTTTGACAAAGACGAAACAACTGGCATCACCAGGCTCTGGCACTACAACCCCGAGACTGACGAGGCGACTATTGAGACTCAGCAGGATGTCTCTAATGTGGTGGAGGAAAACAAGGACCAGTTCAACGCTACCGACAACAAGGCTAACTGGACAGGCGAGTGGCACAAGGTGGCGTCCATACCGCTAAACATTTACTACGAATTGCAAGCCAGCGGCAAAATCACAGATCAAAGCTACATGAAACGCTGGCTCAATGACCCCGACAACCGATTCTTCAGAACAAGGCCAGGACAAGTATGACAATTATTGCGGTTTGCACTCCAGCGCGGGATATGGTTCACACCCAGTACGCCTATTGCCTGGTGAACATGGTGGCCTATCACGCCTGCAATACGGACGACCGCATTGATCTCAAAATCATGCAGGGTACGCTGATTCAGAATCAGAGGGCAGAGTTGGCGCTGGACGCCATGCGCGAGGGCTGCAGCCACATCCTGTTTATTGACTCTGACATGACCTTCCCCCAAGACATGATTCAGCGGCTTATGTCGCATGACCTTGACATTGTGGCAACCAACTGCGCCAGGCGCAGGATGCCCACAGGCCCGACTGCCAAGATCGGCAACAGGCTGGTCTACAGCACTATGGAAGACCACGGGCTGCAGGAGGTGGACACCATTGGCATGGGGGTGATGCTGATCAAGGCAGACGTATTTAAGAAGATGTCCGAGCCTTGGTTTGAGACTCCCTGGCGCAATGACAAGCGCGGCTATGTGGGCGAGGATGTGTTCTTCTGCCTCAAGGCCAAGGAGATTGGGTATAAAATCTACATTGACCACGATGTCTCCCGCGAAATAGGCCACATTGGCACCTTTGAATTTCGGCATGAGCACACATGGGTGGTCAAGGATTTGCAGGACAAGGAGGCGTAAATGGCACTCTCTACCTACACCGAGCTAAAAGCATCAGTTGCTGATTGGCTCAATCGCACTGACCTGACAACAGCAATTGCCGACTTCATCAGTCTCGCCGAGGCTCAGATGGAGCGCACCCTACGCACCCGGCAGATGATTGTTCGGTCCAATGCATCCTTCAATGTGGAGTTTGGGGCAACGCCTGCCGACTTCCTTGAGGTTCGGACATTCAAACTGTCAGGCACCAACCCGCCCACTCCATTGACATTCCTGACCATTGACTCAATGGACCAAGAATCCACCAGGCTCAGTGCCAGTGGGAAGCCAAGATTCTTCACGGTGGTTGGTGGACAGTTTAGGCTGGCTCCAGTGCCTGATACCAACTACGCAACCGAGCTGACCTACTACGCAAAACTCAGCAAGCTGTCTAGCTCTGTCGCTACCAACTTCATCCTGGACTCTAGCCCAGACGCCTACCTGTACGGCAGCTTGCTGCAGGCCGCACCGTACCTCCAGGACGACAACAGAATCCCTGTTTGGGCTGGACTGTATGAGCGTGCCTTGACCGACTTGCAGGTGGCTGATGACCGTGCATCCACCTCTGGCGGCGCACTGTTGACCCGTGCCAGAACCTTGGGGTAAGCAATGATTGTGACCACGACAAAAGGCGATATGGATGACTCCTTGCTGGACAAGCGCGAGGGTTCAATTGACACCAGCAATGAATCAACCAACTGGGTTGAGTATTGGCATGAGGGTGAGTTGGTGCATCGTTCTGTCAACATGGTTTTGAAACGCTCGGTTTTCGCCCAAGGCGAAACGCAACAAATTTAAGGAACTGCTATGGCAAACACTCAGGCGATGTGTACCAGCTTCAAAGGTGAGCTGCTGGTGGGACACCACAACTTTGGCACTGGCGTAACCCGCGGTTCAACCGCTGCCGACACCTTCAAGGCTGCGCTGTACCTGGCCTCGGCGACTGTCAACGCAAGCACCACCGCATTCAGCGCAACCAATGAAGTGTCAGGCACTGGCTACACATCAGGCGGCGTCACTGTGACCTTTGGCACTGCGCCAAGCACCAGCGGCACGACTGCCTTTGTCACGCCAAGCGCCAGCATTGCATTCAGCTCTGTCACGCTATCCACGGCATTTGATGCGGTCCTGATCTACAACAGCACTCAGAGCAACAAGGCAGTCAGCGTACACACCTTTGGCAGCCAGACTGTGACCGCAGGCACGTTTACCTTAACGATGCCTGTATCGGACGCAAGCACTGGCCTGATCAGGCTGGCGTAAGCAAGGGGGCAGCATGGCTGCTTATGGAACAGGCTACTACGGGCTTGGTGTTTATGGCATAGGCAATGTTGTCATCAGCGGCAACACGGCTACTGGTGATGTTGGTACGCTGCTGGCTGACAGGTCAGTCCAGGAGGATGGGACTGTTGCCACAGGAAATGTTGGCACAGTAACGCTCACGTTGTCTGTTGGCATCACAGGCAACCAGGCAACAGGTGCGGTTGACTCGGTAACGCCATCAGCAGCCCTGGCTGTGACAGGCAATGCAGCAACCCTGGCGGTTGGCAGTGTCGATCACAGCAAGGCGG